CTTGGCAGCAGTTCCTGACGGCCGTTCAGGACGCGGAATCGGCCCTAGGGCAAGCCCTGGGCGAGATTGACTCAGTGATCAGCTGGGCGCACGGCGGCTAAGGTAACGATCTGGGGCCCGGTCTTGTACCGGGCCCCTCCCGTATGAGAGGATACAGACATGACAGACTTCAAGATCGGTGACAAGGTCAAGTACACGTTCCCGGCGGCTCTTGCTAACCCGGAATGGTTCGCGTGCGAGATCACGGAGACCACGGGGAGCAAGGCCCAGTACTACCGTGGAAAACTGATCGATAAGGGAACATCCAGTACCTACACGGACGGGGATGTTATCGACGGGTACACGGTCATACTCGGCGATGGTAGTAGCTTGACTCCGTATGACGAGTCGATTCCGGTTGAGTTCCCGGATCTGATCGGCCGCGCTCCCGAGCCGGTTCCCACACCGACCTACGTCGGTCCGTTCGAGGTTTGGGATGAGAAGATCCTGGACGGGACCGGGCGCCGGATCGGGTACGCGGATGGGGTCCTGTCCGGATTCACGGAGGACTGGAAGTTGGCTCTGGTCATGGCTGCTGCCCTGAACAAGTACTTCGGGTACTGACATGGGAGCCCGGGAGGATTACTCGAAAATGAAGACCTTTCGCGACGGGCACGGTGACGTACTGCGCGTGATCAAGTGGGAGCAGGGAACGGTTACGTTCCACATCCAGGCTTGGAACGGCGTGGTTGAGCTGGACCCGGAGGACATCGAAGAACTGATCAACTACCTGAGCGGAGCAGACAAATGACCTGGACTGAGTATCCCGTACACGAGATCGACACGATCAGTCCGCGCGAGGCCAGTGTGGTGAGGTGGCCGGACGGCTGGGTGACACTCGTCATCGACGACCCGGTCCGTGGTGGCCTCGGTATCGCAGTGAGCCCCGAGAGCGCTCAGGAGCTGTCCAAGTTCCTGTCCGGGGAGTAGACCCCAGAGACAAGAAAAGCCCCGTCCCAGACCCACTCAGGGCCTGGACGGGGCTTTTCTGTGTTACAGGGTCGAGGTGTCCGTGTTCTTCGGAGCCACGACGGTACCGATCACCGTGAGGAGACCGGTCAGGGACGCTGCCCAAGCCGGATCAATACCCGGGATCAGGACGGAGACGCCCACACCCAGGATCGCGGCCACGAGAGCCCCTACAGCCTTTGCATACTTCATAGAAAGATCCTTTCCTGTTCTGATCAGAAACAGTCGACCTCGAACGGCCCAGCCGCCGAGTACTTGATATCCGCCCAGACGGCGCCTTTCAGGTCATACCGTCGATGCGAGACAAGCCGGTCATTGTAACCCGGGGTTGCGGCGGGGTCCTGACCAACACCCTGTTTGTCATTACCCCAAGCATAGATGTGTCCGACCCACATAGGCTCGGAATAGCCACTCCCGGCAATGCGAGGACGGATAACAACACCGGCCGTGTCGGTACCCGACAGGTTGACCCGGAAAGTGTGCTCGTTCCCGTCCGGCGGGGTCACGGTGATTCGTTCCATTAGCTCGGCGGTTCCTTTCTTGTCTTCAGGCTGCGGACTCGGCTCGGGATCCCCGGAGAGATAACCGGTCACCCGGTTCCGGAACGAACCCATATCGAAGTTGGGATCGGACTTACGCCCGACCGGGTAACAGACTTCCTTGTGGCCCATAACCCGACTGGCCGGAATCTTGAATGCCTTGGCCAGAGCCGCGCACAGCTTGGCGTAAGCCTTGACCTGGATGTCGGGCCATGGCGCGGTCCCGGTCGCTTCGGCTTCGATCCCGATCGAGTGCGGGTTGCTCTGCCATGACTGGATCGTCTCACCAGCGTGCCAGCACAGACCGGCGGCCACGACGTAGACCGTGCCGGACCGAGCCAGAACAAAGTGGGACAAGGGCCCGGCAAGCCCGGTACGGCCGTTCTGGACCACGTACAGGCTCGGCGCGTCCCCGGTCGGGGCTCCGGCCGTGTGGTGGCACACGATGGCTTGTACGTCCGTCTGGGGGCCATGTCCCCGGGTCTGCCATCCCGGCTGTTCGATCACGGTCAGGCCCGTAGACCGGGCGATCTGGGCCAAGTTGGTCAAGTACATGTTCCCTCTATTCGTTGTGTTTGGGCGTGTCATGGCGAGGCTTACGAAGGATGATCAGAAGTCGCCACACAACGCAAGCCACAACCAGGGCGAAAGCCGGAGTCCGGATCCACTGGAACGCGTCCGGGTCGATGAAGGGCCGGACCAGGTACAGCAGGAACACAGCCGTCAACGACGTCGTGAACACCCCGAGATGGCGCCTGTACTCGTCCGTACCCTTCTTCCACCACCGCGCCCGGTACCCGTACACGATCGAAGCCCAAGTACCGGCTATGGCCCCTATGACCAGAACACCGAAAGTGATCCAGTTCGAAAGGTTCATCTTCGCTTCCTATCGGGTCTTTGGCCTGCCTGGAAAGCCAGCATGAAACCCTCACCGACGTGGTTCTGTTCAAGCCGGATTCGCTGAGCTGTCCCGATCCGTTCGGCATACTCTCTGAATTCTCGGGACAACACCTGATCCGCCTCTGCTAGTTTGTTCTCTTCATGTGTCAATTCGGCATAACGGCCTAGAAGCCATTCGATAAACCGGTTCATCACGGGTTTCCGTCCGGTTGCGGAATCGGAAGAGAGCCAAGAGTTTTGTTCACGGCCTCTCCTACCGAGCCAAGCTGGATAAGCGCGAACCGGTAATTGAGATTCGCTTCACGCAACTTTTCAATCGTGTCGTTCTTTCTGTTCAAGACGGAAAGAAGGACAGTCACGACGATTCCTAGGCCCGTGATGAGCAACCCGGTTAAGACCCCAAACAGGGTCAGTAGGTTAGCAGTCGTCACGGTATCTCCTAGGTATCAGGTTCCGATGTCTTCGATAGTCAGGTTCGGAATGTGGCCGGTACTGGAATAAGCCTGAACAACGTTGTTCGTACCGTTAGCGGCGTAGATTGTGGCGACGACAGTCCAGGTACCCGTCACCGAAGCAACGAAGTCTCCGAACGCCTGGCACTGAGTGTTGAACCCGTTCGAGACAACCGCGTCCCGAGCCGACATGATCGTGCCCGTCACGTCTGTGGTCGAAGCCGTGTTCTTGGCTCGAAGCCGGAACCCGGCCCCGGTCGTGGAGACACCTGTGCTGGACAGGTCGGCTTGCCAAGTGCACTTGTATCGGCGCCCGGCCGTGGCGTTGAACGAGAAGACACAAGCAACGGTCTCGGTCGTTCCCACCGAAGTCGCGGTAGTGGTCGGCTTGTGCGATCCGATATAACCCTTGGGCAAGGACGCCATTGCAGCCACGGCCGCGTCCATCAAGATAATCTTGGTTTCCAGAGCCAGGGCTAGAGCCTGGATTTCGACCGGACCATTCGGGGAATCGGACAGAGCCGGATATGGGAACGCGTATGTAGGTGTACCGGGCATCGGGTCTCCCTTACAGAGGAATCAAAGTCAGAGTCTGGTTACCGAACGATGCGTTGACACCTGTTCCGAACACACCGACCTTAGCTTTCAACGTGAACGTGTTCAGACCGGCGTTAAGGCCAACACCCGGCCCCATCACGTACGAGCCCGTACAGGTGACTGACGTGGACGTAGAAGCCGCCGCCGCGCCCGAGTTGGCACTGTTCTTCACAGTCGTGTTGTTGTACGAACCCGGCGCAAGCGTGGTCGCTCCGGACACAGCCCAACCAACTTCGGCAACCGAGTTGTTACAGGAGATGTCCGCACCCCAGATGATCAGGACGGCTCGGGACGAACTGACATACACGTCCAGGCTCAAAGCCCCGCCGGTACTCGGCAAGTCAACCCAAGCTCCGGCCGTGTTGGCGATCGTACTTGCATCGGTTCGAGTCCTGAACTGGACCGAGCTCCCGGCTGTACCGCCAGGACTGGCCACCTTTCCCAGAATGAAATACCGAGACTGTTTCCGGACAAGCTGTACCGAGTCCCCCGGATTGAACCAAGTCGGGATACCCGAATGGAGAGCGGACACGTTCGTGACGAATCCGCCATTCAATTCTACGGTATTGACTCCGGTGAGCCGATCCCAAGACACGATACGGCCTTGAACCAAGCTAAAGTCTTGATCCCCGATTCCACCGTTGATACCGGGCGTGATCAGATCCGCGATTCGACCCGCGATAGTCATGGATTATCCAATCGTCAGACTCTGTTTCCGGGTCTCGATTTGCATCACGCCATCGACGTGGAGCGGGACAGTAATCGAGTCCGCGATATGGGTTTCATAAGTATGTTCGTCGTACTTCACGGTCAAGACATCGTACGTCTCCAAAGCCGGGTTCGGGACAAGGCCGAGACTGACCGAGTACGGCAACCCGACCACGCTCAAGAGCAGACCCTGAGCTGCTGCCAGACACTGCGATGCCGTGGTCATGAACGAGGACGAGAAGAACCTCGGGACCTTGCCGAACGAGCCGCCCCATAACGTGGGTGAGTTCGGGTCTGTATCGACCACTACGGCCTGAACAGGCGGGAGCTCACCTACCGGCTCACCCCGAGCCACGACACCGTTGTAGACGCCGTCACGGGACAAGCTCCGTGTCGCCTCAACCAAGACTCCGTTCTGTCCTGCCCCGATCTCGAAGACCGGTTCGGTCGTAGGGTCAGGTTGGGACTTGACCGTGAACCGGCCCGCATAGTCGAAGTAGCAAACCTTGCCGTACGAGGCGATCAGGGTCTGAATAAACCCGAGCCGGTTATCCGAACAGATCTGGTCCGTCGCTAGGTTGGTCGTGTACGCGGACCCTGAAGGCCAGTCAGAGTCATACTGGGTGGTCATTCCCGGCATGACATCCTGGACCAGGAAATCCAGAACAGCCGCGACCGAAGTCCCGGCCGTGAACTGAATCGGGTTGACCGGGCGCCCGTCACGGAGATTGGCTTTACGGTCCTCGCCACTGATCCGGAGCAAGCCTTTAGTGGTCTGCTCTACCGAGTTGATCCGGTAATATCCGAGACCCACAAATTCCTGGATACCGTTCGCGTACTCAACGCCACGTTCGATATACATCTCTGTACCGTACGGAGCCAGACCATAATCCCATTCGAGATCTGTGGTCAGGTCAACCGTGCTGTTCACATCCGAGCCGGTGTCGAAGATGACATCCCCGGAGTTGATCCCGAAGAAGGCGATCTCCGCCGGGTTCACACCGATAGCCCAGGGCGAAACAAGACGGGCCCGGAAGATAGCGGTATGCGGTCCCCGAACCGTGTTCAGAAACGAGTCGGATACTGGCCTCATACCGCTTACCTCCGTTAGGGCACAACAATGACTGAAGTGGAAACCTTGTCGATGACATCGGACCAGGTCGCATTAGCCGCGATGACGTCGGACCAGGTTGCGTAATTGGCAATCACGTCGGACCAGGTATACGTATCACCGTATACAGCCGGATTTGGCATGGCGCACTCGATAGCCTCGACCGTGACAGTCCAGCCCGGGGACAACTCCGCGTCTTGTTCAACCTTGCACTGTGTAGCCACGAAGTAGATCGCATCGACATCGTCAGTCCCGGACGGAGGCTGGATATACATGGGATTGCCGATAGCGAATCGACCTTCGAGATCCTTGGCTACAGATTTGCTAGGTGCATCGATCACGAGACTGAAAGACCGAGATGTCATCAGGTCAGAAACCACGACCGGGAACGATCGACCCAGGATTTGAAATACCCCGGTTCGTCCGTCCCGAGTCGTTGGGATCAGATCCATGAGCTCTACCCGGACGTTCTGACCCGGTCGGTTCGGATTCTTCAGCCAATACGGGTTGATATTGGGCGTAGGCAGAACCGGAGTCAGGTTAGTGGTCCCGCTGTCCAGTGCATCCCGAGCCGTAAGGACCAGGAGACGTGCCTTGGAGATCGCGGCCGAACCACCTTGCCACGAGTTGGACGAAGCCGTGACAGTCCTGATATCCGCTTCGGACGCGGTTCGCCACGTGATGTTGGATTCCGGGTTGGCACCGGCCGTGTTGAATCCACCCTTGGGATCGCCAAATCCGGCCGGGAGAGACGCACCTGTTCCTGTCTGCTGTTTCCATTCGTGCAGAAGCCAGACCGGATTCGGTGTGGTCACAGCCGCGCCGGGATAGGCAACATCCTGGGCCGAACCATTGACCTGAAACGCGCCTTGAACCGGTGCCTTGGCGTTGGAGTAGGCCGAGACGAACCCGGAGCACGAGTCACCAGCGGAACCGCCGGAGAACGTACATGACGGGGCTGCATCTCCCGGAGCATAGACCCGGTAGAACACCTTCATGTGCGAGTCACCACCGGCTACGGCAGTCCACCCGGCTGGAGTGTTGCACGTCGCGGCTGTGTTCCGGTGCGTGACGTAAGCGATCATCATATGACCGGCAACCAGCCCAGCCGGTAACGGAGGTGCGATCGTGGCGTTGTTCGCCGTCGTGTACGCACCCGACGCTACCGGCTGGACCAGAGCCGAATCGAAGGTTGAGACACGGTAATAGTTCGTGACACCGAACACAAACCCGTCGTAATGGTCAACGTGTCCGGCACCCGCGATAAGCCCTACCGTGTCCCCACCTCGAATAGACTTCCACGTGATCTGGTCAAGCGAGTGCTCAACCTTGGCGTAGTCCGCATCCGTGTTAGCTCCGGAAATGGTTAGCTGGACCCGGCCGATATCGTCGTTGTACGCGCTGGTCAGGGTTAGAGCCATTACGTAGTCACACCCTTCCTAGCCAGTACGAATCGACGTGTATTCCGGTTCGACTCATCAACCTGAACGTTGATGAAGTCGGCGAGCCCGTCCTTGTCACCCATCACGGTGATGTTGATCGGGGCTTGCTCCAGCTCGGCCGCTGCTTGGACAGTGCCCGTAACGACCCCTGACAGCTTCGAGGACAGGCTTGTGCCGGTTCCCGTGAAGGTACCCGCGATACGGTCTGCCATGCTGTCTACGAGCGTCTGAACCGGCTTAAACCCATCTTCCAGACTGTCCAGGAGACC